CAATAAACTTCCAATTGAAGCAGCAGCCATTCTGGGGTCAACCCATGAGGTGGTCATTGACTACACCGACCTGAGCGACACAGCCGGTACAAGCAAGACGCTCACTGTCACCATCCCTGCTGGAAGCTGGGTGCGTGGTGGAGCGCATGTCTTGGAGACCGACTTCACAGACGGTGCGGCAACCTTGTCCAGCCTGGTCTACACTGTAGGAGACGGTGATGACCCAGACCTCTACATGACCTCAACCGAGGTGGAGACCACTGGCAGTGAGGTTGACTACAAAGCACCCACAGCAGGGTCTGGGGCAGTCTCCAGGGAAGTTGGAAAGGTCTATGCCAGTGCTGACACATTGGACATTGCCTTCACGGCTTCTGGGGCCAACCTGTCCACACTGACTGGTGGTAAGCTTCGATACTACTTTGCCATGGTCGACTTGGACGACCTGAAGAAAGGCTAAAACACTCTATGGGGTAACGCCCATGGTCACGTAACACACCCTCAGCAGTGGCAGGTCAGCAATGGCCTGCCACTAGCCAAGGGGAGTGAACAAAAACCAAAACAACTATGAGCTACGAGGACGAGTTACGCGAACATTTGGCAAGGAAGCACGCTTCCAGCCACGACCGCCGCCATGCTGAGGCACTGGCAGCACAAAAAGAGATTGCAAGACACAACCAGAATTCCAGGTCCATTGAAGGATTGGGACGTGCGGTTATGGAAGTGGATAGTCGGGTCTACAATGAATGGACCCGTAAAGAAGGTAAGGACATCTGGAAGGACAAATCCTTCCGTGAATACATTGCCCGGGAGAACCCAGAATTGAAGGTTAATTCAAAAGGGACCGGCAAGGTGCAGGTAGGATATGGCTCTTGACCCACTAAATTACGGACAAACGCTACAGAACGTCACCAACCTGGCGGGTATTGATTACAATACTCTGTCAACCGTTGAGTGGCGTTTGTTCCGTGATTTAATGTCTCGCCGCATCAAGTATGCTTGGCAGGCCGCTAAATGGCCTGAGACGTGCGTTACAGAGCAAAGAACGGTCACGCAGTCTGGTGGGGATGAAGGCAACTACATTGCCCTCAACCAAGCTGGCGAAACTGAAATCAGTGAAGTCTTTGCTGTTTGGAATAAATCACCGAAGAGTAACCAAGACAATGTGGACCTGACTTGGTTCCTGTCGGAAAACGGAATCCAGATTGCCGAAGCCAACACCACAGCCTATGTCTGGTATCGCAAGGTGAACCCAACACTGTTTGGGGAGGCTTACAGCCAGAACAACACCTATTCAGCAGGGCAGCAGGTTTATGACACAACTGTCACCAACTTCTACACGGCGACCGACACAATCCCAAGCGGGTCAGATAACAGTCCAGCGACAGCCCCGGTAAACTGGGCACTGGTCTCAATCCCTGTCATTTTTCAGGATTACCTTATCCGTGGCACCTATGCTGACTATTTAAGGCACAACGGAGAGCTGGACAGGGCTAGGGTGGCCGAAGCGGATGCCAGGGATGTCCTCGACCACGAACTTTTGAAGCTGCACACGCAGCAAGGCCAAACAACACAAATCGATGTCGCCTCGTATTAGGTGACCAACACTATAAAGCAATGGCAGGTTCATCTTTAATGACTGGCAAGGATGCCAGCGGAAACTATCGCACCGCCCGTGTAGGTTCAGACGGCGGTCTGGGCAGTGCGACAGGAACATATCAATCCGGAGCAGGAACTGTTTCAGGCGGGACGTATTCTTGGGTGTATGCCCATGTGGACACAACCTTGTCCAGCGTCACTTCTGCTGACATTTCAGGCTCCCTAACCAACGTGACTATCAAGGGTGGTTCATGGTGGAGATGTGGCAATGCCACGTCTGTGGCCGTGTCATCCGGAGAAGTCACGGTATACGACGCATGATAGTAGGATTCGGAACAGCGGTAACATCCATCTCCATTCTCACCAGTGCTGCTGGTGTGAGTGTGGCGGATGCTGAAGGAGAATTCCTGGTGACTGACACCGGGGCTTTCTTCGACACTGACACCGACCAATTCCTGCTGACGAACGTCGAAATACAAACCATCCAGACCGGAACGTCTCTCAATTTCCTCACGGACACCGGAGACACACTTGTAGACTATATTGTTGACGGAGAAACAACCTCCGCACCTGACCCCGAATAAAACATCATGGCAACGACCCGAATAAAAGACATAAGCAAGACTACGACCGACTTGGCATCGGATACATACGGAGTCTTTGATGGAGCGACGAATGGCACCCAGAAGATGGCCCGCAACGACATGTATGCGGACTGGGCTGCTGCCTATGTTGCTGCCCCCACCACATACAAGTTGGCCCCTCTGAACAGTGGCACCAACAAGATTGACGCTACTTACCTGCCAACCTCTAGTGACACTCCAAAAGGGGAGTGGAATGCCAACACCAACTCGCCAGCCTTGGCAGACGGTTCAGGGACGGCAGGGGATTATTACGATGTGACCACTGCTGGAACTCAAGACCTCGGGTCTGGCAGCATTGCTTACACGGTTGGAGATGTGGTCAAATACAACGGGTCTACATGGTATAAGATTGACAGTGTCGCCAACATTCTCGACGGTTCAGCAACAGCAGCCGATGGCCGGTCAACTCTCTCAGTCAACTCCAAAGACGAGGACGCACAGGCGAATGCTCTGAAGACCACGGCACCTGCTTTGTATTTTAATGGGAGCGGTTCAGTGGTGGAGTTGGCAGATGATAACAAACTGACATTTAGCAGCTCGGTTGAGTTTGGAACCAACTGCTCTGGAACGTGGTCTCCAGATGACAACACGCCAGCACTCACTGATGGAACAGGAACACTCAACCAGCACTACCGTGTGGACATCGGAGCTGGAACTGTCACACAAGGCGGGAGCACTCTGTCCGTTATCAATGGCACGGCCACTACCGCTGGACAGGCTGTGTATTACGATGGGGCAGTTTGGCGTTTGAAGGATGTTTTTGATTTGCCATTCAGTATTTCGGCTTGGGTAAAGCCAGACACAGTTTCCAGCGGAACAATTGTAGCTAGAAACAACAGCTCGACTAATGTTGAGTGGACTCTGCGCTTCACGGCTGGTGGGCTTGTTAGGCTCGGTATATTTACATCAGGTACAACATCAAATTTTATTAGCGGATATACGTCTGCCACGATAACAGCTGGGCAGTTTTATCATATTGCTTTTACATATGATGGAAGTTCTAATTCGAGTGGGATTAATGCGTATGTGAACGGAGTGCTTGGAAACGGAACACGGAGTGAAACAGGCACGTATACAGGGATGTGGAACACTACCACGCCTATTAGGATAGGTCTGTCGTCCAATGGAGGATACTTTAAAGGCTCCATCCGCGACGTCAAAATCTTCAACAGAGAACTCACGGCATCCGAAGTGGCCGAACTCGCCCGTGGCAATGATTTGGGATTTTCTCAAGAATGGGGTGGGGCGTTGGGTGGTGTTTATGCCTCTGATTTTTCTGCTGGTGTTGATGGGTGGACCGGAGCAGACATCACTGTCGCAGGTAACATTGACTCTATTGGTGGGCAGGATGACAACTTGCGGTCAACCATGTCAGCAACAAGTGCGACACACCGGTTATTTAAGGATAATCAATTCACAGTTGGCAAGCGGTACCGAGTGGAATTTGATTACTACATACCATCAGCCAATACATCCACTGACGGGTTTGGAGCACATGACGGTGCTCAGTTCTTAGAGGCAGCAGCAACGCGCACACTTGACGCATGGACACGATGGAGCTTGGAGTTTGTTGCAGCGACAGATGATTTTCACCTTTATTGGTCGGATGGCGCAAGCTCAAACTACCTCGGCATTGCGACTGATGTCGCATATATTCGTAATGTCTCATTCACCGAAATCGGAAACCTCGCAGACTTCCGAGCAGAACGCTATGACACCAGCACTAGCAAACTGTATGACATCAGCGACAATGCCTTTGTCGGGACCGGAACCAGTGTCACATTGACTGGGCGGGAAGTGCCAGTGTATGAAACCGGAACGTGGACTCCTTCTATTACATTCGGAGGTGGTTCTACTGGAATAACTTACACCACACAGGAAGGTTTATATACAAGGGTCGGAGATACTGTATGGGTATCGGCATATGTGCTGCTCAGTTCTAAAGGCTCAGACACAGGCACCGCACTGGTCAATGGATTGCCTTTTACCGCATCCAACTCTGCTGCCAGTTCTCAATCCCTGACTGTTGGCAATGCGGCCAATGCTGCAAGCCTCACGTCTGCCATAACAGCATACGTCACCGACAATGGAACAACTATTAACTTGGTGGATTGGGGCGCAACAGGCAGTGCAGTCCTGGATGACACGAACTTTGCTGCAACAACGGCACTGAGCATTACAGGCACCTACAAGATTCAATAAAATACTATGGACCCACAAATCACATACTTACGAGGCCAGATAGCTGGCATTGACTCACAGCTCGCTGCCGACCATGGCAAAAGCACCATCCTCCAACTGCTCGGCAAAGCTAAGGCATTGCTGAACGCACGGGAGGAATTGTCGGAACCGGTCAACCGTGCCAACACGGAAGTCCTGCTCATGCAGGTATCCGACTCGGTGGCTGCATACAATGCTGCCAACCAAGTCACAATGGACTCCGTGGACAACATTTTGGCTGGCTTTGACGCTGCTGCTGTGCCAGAATAAAACCATGTTGGACAGGCTGTGTCATGACTTGGTAGATGCATCCAAAGTGTGGGCTGCTGCCTTTCTCGGCTGGACCGTGACTGGCAGCGACCTGCACTTGGTGCTTAAGCTACTGATAGCATTCGCCACCTTGGTTTATATGGTTGGCAAAGGGGTTGTGGTGTGGCGCAAGATATTAAACCCAACACAGAAAAACGAAGATGAAACGCTATTGTGAAACAGTCTTTATGGTCCTCACCGCATGGCTCTTGGCAGGGTGTGCAGGAATCCCACTCGCGGAGCGGCAAACGAACGCCACTACGGAGGTCTCTGAGAAATGGTCGAGGGACCAGAAAGAACGATTCAAAGTTGCAGTGGCAGCACTTGAAAGCAACCCTCAAGGAGGCTTTGTTGAGGTCAGCATGGATAATAGCGAGTCTGGCAACGGTGACCAGTCTTTGTTGGGCGGCATTGAGAACAGTATACCAAGTGGTGTTAAACTGGCTTACCTTGGTATTGGTGTCTTGGTAGTGCTGTTCGCCATCAAGAAAGTGGTGCAAAGCAGCAGTGCCGTGAAGGCAACACTGAGTGCGGCTGACGAAGCCATTGCCAAGCAGGTCAGAAAGCTTGAGGGAAGGCTTGCCAGTGCGACTGATGACAAACAGAGGTCAGAGCTTTTGGCATTGCTGACAGAACTGGAACGAGAACGAGGCAAATTGAAAACGTGAAACGTGCAAATCTGAGAGGTGTGGTTGATGGATACTCAAGTTATAGTCTCCATCTTTTTCGTGTTGCAGAAGGGTTAAACAAGCTGGGAAGGGATATTACGATATTCCCTGTCCGCCAGGAGCTGGGCAAGGCTCCAATCCCAGGGCTGATTCGTGAGTCCGTAGTTGGCAAACACCAACTGGAAGACTGGGAGATGGTCATACACTGCCCAACCTTTAACCCTGGTGACAAGCGGCGGGTGGTTTACAACACCATGTGGGAGTCTACCAAGCTCCACAAGGAATGTGTGTTAAACCTGAACATGGCAGACTTGGTGGTGGTGCCAAGCACATTTAACCAGACGACTTTTAACGCACAGGGAGTCAAGAGGGCCATTGAAAAGGTTCCGATGGGAATTGACACTGGCATTTTTAGTTATAAGCCACCACTTCAGAAGAATGTATTTATTTTTGGTGCGGCTGGAAGAACGGCTGCTGGGGGCTGCAGGAAAGGTTTGCAAGATGTCATTGACGCCTGGAGAAAAGCGTTTCCGAAAAAGGTTCGTGATGTTCGATTGCACGTTAAGTGCTATCCTGATGACCCTGATTTGGATTTTGACGACGACAGGGTGTTAGTCAGCAAGGAATTCTGGACACGGAATCAACTAGCACTGTGGTATCAAAAGCTGGACTGCCTCGCCAGTGCCAGCAAGGGTGAAGGATGGGGATTGATGCAGCACGAAGCCATGGCAACAGGCAGGGCAGTCATTGCGGTTCCTTTCGGTGGCATTACAGAGTTCTTTGATGACTCGGTTGGTTTCCCGGTTGACTTCGACCTGAAACCGGCTGGCAACCATTATGAGAACGGAGGCCTCTGGGCAGTTCCAAGGATTGACAGCTTGGTGGACCGAATGCGTGAAGTGTATGACAGGCGCGGCTCAGAGAAGGAACTGAAGGCAGCGCAACGAGGCATGGCGTTGGACTGGGATAACAGCAACCGAATCCTTGACCAAGTATTGACTAAAGCAGGCTTTTACAAATGAGAGAACACCGCACGTATACCCAGAACGACAATGCCCCTTTAACAGACGGGGACAACGGGTTCATCGGTGTGGACATGCGGACAGCACCCCACCTGCTTCGCCCCGGGTATGTTAGTGAGGCACGGAACGCTCGATTCCGTTATGGAATAGCAGAACCCAGAAAAGGTGTTGTGCCATTGTCATGGGGCAGGGTGGCTGGGTTTGAATTCCCGATTGACTGGGACAGTGGTGACATAAACTGGGGCAACTACCTGACCAGCCGATTTGGCAAGGTTTATGGTGTCGGGGTTTGGAATGACCCAAATGGGCGTGACTGGATATTTGTTGCAGGGTCCACCGATGATGTGACTGTCAAGATTTGGCGCATCAGGCAGGGCAATGCGGCCAGGGAGGTGCCAGTCAGTGTTGCTTTAACTGTTCCTGAAACCACTTTCCAAAGCACGAACACAGAGGATGTGTATTGGTTTACACAAGCCTTTGATAAGTGCATCTTGAGCCGAGGAGGGAGCGACACTCACCTTGTCTTGTCAAGCCTGGATGTCGGATTTGAAGAAGCCCCAGCAGCAATCGCTGGCACGGAAAACATACCTAATGCAGAGAACACACTGTTCTTCCAGAACCGGCTGCTTGTCCCTCACACTCCTGCGGCTGGCTACAAGGCAGACCATGTGGCAGTGTCTGACATTCTGGACTACACAAGCTACGACCCAGTATATGCCAGCTTCAAAATCAACCAGGGAGACAGCGACAACATCCGAAGGTTGTACAAGTATAACGACACCACGGTTGTCGTTTTCAAGGACACGTCAATTTATGCAGTGTCCAACCTTACAGGTGATTGGTCCCAGAACGCTGTCCTTGACCAAATCACAACTGAGTATGGCTTGGTGGGGCCCAGGTCAGTTGCGAACACAGGTGACGACCTCTGGTTCCTGAGCCAGCGAGGTGTGGTGTCGCTACGTCAGACCGAACTCAACAAGGT